CCGCATGATGCTGCCTCGTGCGACGCTGATGGTGTCCACGAACGGCGACTACATGAAGTCGCGCGAAGACCTTGAGTGGCTCTACGACGACATCGGAATCAATCAGGTCGTGCTGAACGCCTACGTCGCGAAGCGTTATCCTGTGTTTCTTCAGTGGAAGCAGGAGTACGAGGCGAAGCACGGCGAACTGATGGACGTTGTGTACCTGCCCATCCCGAGCGGGCGGCGGGCGATCAAGGTCTATGACAAGAGCGACGGCGACAACTTCGGCGACGGGATCTTTTCGCTGCAGAACCGAGCGGGCTCCATCCCGGAGTTCCTGCCGGTGCCGACAGAGCCGATCAAGCGCATGTGCGTGAAGCCGTTCCGGCTGCTCAACATCAACTGGCGTGGCGAAGCCATGATCTGCTGCAACGATTACTACGCAGACGTCCCCGCCGGACGCATCCCAGAAAGCACGCTCGTGCAGATTTGGAACGGCCCAGTGTTCTCGGCGTACCGGCGAAGGCTGCTCAAGAAAGACAGGACTCTGCCGTTGTGCCGGACGTGCGACTGCCACTCCGGGGCGTACCCAGCGAACGTGGACAAAGACCCTGGAAGTGAGGCCATGAGCGACGAGAGCATCGAGGCTATTTACAACGCCCGTCTGGCGGCGAGGACTGAAAAATGATTCCGGCGATCATCTTCGCGACCATGAGGCGATCCGGCTCGCACTTCTGTATGCACAGGTCGCTCGCCTCGGTGGTAATCAGCGACCCCGTGGAGTTCGGCCTTCATGTGAACTCAATCGGCAGCATGAAACTTTTGCCGAAGAAAAAGGCCATAGATCAGGCAGCCAACCTGACTTCGCGGAAGCAGAATCACTACTACACGGCAGAGCGTAGGGCAGCCCCGCGAACTGGCGACGAGCCGATCTACGCCGAGGCGTCTTACGCCTGCCTGTCCGGGCATGAGAGCGTCCGTGCCATGAACCCGAGCGGGTTCCGCATGAAGTTCTTGGCGATCAACATCGAGGACGAGACGGTCGATATGGTCGCCGAGAAGGCCAGAGGCGTCCTCGCCGGCCTCAGTCCGTTTGTCAAGACAGCCTCGGCCCTCCCAATCTTTGTCACGCTGCGTTCGCTGCGAAGCATCGCTTTGAGCAGGCGGCGGTGGCTCGAGCGGAAGGGCGAGAACAACATCATGGCGTCCGGCTTTCGCAAGTTGGACGTTGACGTTTGGCGGGATCACTATGAGTCAGTCCAGAATGGCCGAACGAAGAGCGGAGTCCCCGTCGTCGGCCTTCACTACGGCCGAGGAGTCGAGACCGCAGGGCAGGCAATCGTCGATGCGTTCAAGCCTGCCGTCGGCAGTATGCTCGACATCATGGACGCCCCGCCGCCTTGGATTGCCGAGTCTGTGCTGAGCGACGGCAGCGGGTCTTCGTTCGTTGGCTCCGGCGCGTCAAAGGGGGCTTCCGTCCGCGAGAGCCTGAAGGATCGCGCGCCGCTCTTGGCCGAGTTCGACTACTTGTTCGAGGACTGCCCAGAGGCGATGGAACACGCAGAGGAGTACGGCGAACTGTGATTCATTACGCTGTTCCGTCGTATCGCAGGGCAGAGACCTGCAAGGCTCGCACGGTCGCGACGCTCTCAAGGCTGGGCGTGCCAGAAAGCAAGATCGACGTCTTCGTTGCCGACGAGCAGGACGAACGCGAATACAAAAAAGTTCTTCCGAAGGTGAACGTGATTCGCGGCGTACCCGGGTTGATCAATCAGCGGCGGTTCTACAACGCACACTACGGCAAAGGGGAGAAGATCCTCAACGTAGACGACGACCTGTACGACCTGAAGTTCCTGAACTCGGCTGGCAAACTTTCTTCGTACGCAGGCGACATCGGCATGGTCGCCGAGTATGCGTTCCGGCTGTGCGAATCGACCGGGGCGAAACTCTGGGGAATCTCAGCGGTCGAGAACGGCTTCTACATGAAGCGGTCTTCGAGTGCTGGCCTCCGCTACATCTGCGGGATATTCCACGGGTCTTACGCCGGCGATCCAGCATTGTGCAGCGACGACAGGCCGCTCGTATCTTCAGGCGAGGACTTTGAGACTACGCTAAGGTCGTTTCGGCGGTACGGCGTCGTCGTCAGGCTGGACTGGCTCTGCCCGAAGACAAAGTATTTCGCCCCCGGCGGTATGCAGGCCGAACTCGGAGGAAGCGACGAACTGCGCCAGAAGGATCACGCGAAAGAACTCGCCAAGATCGCCGAGCGTCACGCTGGCCTCTGCTCGCTTTACAAGAAATCAGGCGGCGTCACCAACCTCCGATTGAAGACAATCAAGTCCACGGCGTATCCTATCTCTGGTGATCTTCTTCCAAAGGAGTAAGCAAGATGGGCAAGCGAGGTCCTGCACCGCAGCCGAGCATCCTGAAATACACGCGGGGCAATCCCGGCAAGCGGTCGCTCAACGGTGACGAGCCAACGCCGGACGCCATTGACGAAGAGACTGCGCCTGCACCAGACTGGCTCGACGGAGTCGCGCTCCAGAAGTGGCATCAGGTCGTGCCTGTCCTCGCCAGGATGAGGGTGCTAACCGAGGCCGACGTTGAAACACTCGCCCGCTACTGTGCGCTGTGGGAGCAGTGGAAGAAGAACTACGACATGGTTCGCAAGAACGGCGACGTTCTTACGATCTGGGAGCAAGACCCGAAAGACCCGTCGAAGCAGCGTGTTCGCTATATGCAGTCGACCCCATACGCGACGCAGATGCGATCGCTCGCACTGCTACTGCTTCGCATTGAGCAAGAGTTCGGCCTGACGCCGAGCAGCAGATCACAGGTGACACTGCATGGAAGCCGAGACGAAGATCCTCTTGCCTCGTTTGCCTCGCAGCGAAGCGGCTGAGCAGGGGCTGGAATACTACTTCAACGAACAGAAGGCCGCTCACGTCGTCCGGTTCTTCGAGGAGTTCCTGTACCACTCGAAGGGCAAGTTCGCTGGAAAGCCGTTCACGCTCTTGCCGTGGCAGCGGGAGATGCTCGAAGACCTGTTCGGCTGGGTTCGGGTAGACGACGACCTGCGTCGCTATCGGGTCGCCTATATCAGCACGGCAAAGAAGTCCGGCAAGTCAACGATCTTGTCGGGCGTCGGCCTGTACCTTTTGGTCGCCGACTCAGAGCCCGGTGCTGAAATCTACTCCGCTGCCGCAGACCGCGATCAGGCTGGAATCGTGTTCCGCGAGGCCATGAACATGGTCCGTGCCTCGCCGATCTTGTCTAGGTCGCTCGAAGTGATCGAGTCTCGCAAGCACATCACCCACAAAGCGTCCGCGTCGTTCTGGAAGATTCTCTCCGGCGACTCGTTTCGGGCCGAAGGCTTGAACATACACGGACTCCTGTTCGACGAGTTGCACACCCAGCGAGACCGCAGACTGTGGGACGCCTGCCGTTACGGCGGAGCCGCGCGAGACCAGAGCCTTGTCATCTCCATCTCAACGGCTGGCTACGACCGCAACTCAATCTGCTTCGAGCAGTATTCGTATGCGAAGGCTGTCATGCGTGACTGGCGGCACGATCCGCAGTTCTACCCGTGCATCCACGAGATGCCAGAGACAGACGACTGGACGAAGCCGGAAAACTGGCCGAAGGCGAATCCATCGTGGTCGGTGACCATCGACCCGAAGGACTTTCAGTCCGACTTTCGCGAGAGCCTGCTGTCATCGACCAAGGAAAACTCGTTCCGCCGCTATCGCCTAAATCAGTGGACTCAGCAGGACACGCGATGGATCAAGATGGAGGCTTGGGCTGCCTGCAATCACAAGCCTCCGGGGCCGCTCGAAGGTCGCGAGTGCTACGTCGGCCTCGACTTGGCTACGACCTATGACACCTCGGCCATGATCGCCCTGTTCCCGGCCGAAGACGGCACGTTCGACGTACTCTGCCGCTTCTGGATACCCGGCGACAACGCTCTTGAGCGAGAACGCCGCGACGGGGTTCCGTATATCCTCTGGTCAAACGACCCTTCGACCGGGCTCATGATGACCGACGGAAACTGCACGGACTACGACTTCATACGGCGTGAGATCAACGATTTTGGCAAGATCTACAACGTGCGGCAAATAGCCATTGACCGCTGGAATGCCACTCAATTGAGCCTCCAACTTCAAGCAGACGGCTTCGATGTAGTAGGCTTCTCGCAGGGCGTCGGCTCAATGTCGCCGCCCTCCAAGATGCTGGAGAACCTAGTCGCGTCTGGCAAGATCAGGCACGGCGGGAATCTGGTCTTGTCTTGGATGGCAAGCAACGTATCCGTGAAGGTTGACGCGAACGACAACATCAGGCCAGTGAAGCCCAAGACCGGGTCTCCGCAACGCATCGACGGAATCGTCAGTCTGATCATGGCGATCGGTGCATACGCGGCGGGCCAGCAGCCAAAAGCAGAGACACCTGAACCCGGGATGTTCCTCCTATGATCGCATCTGGCAAGATTCTGTGGCTCCCGGAAGGCGACATCGAGTCTCGTCACATTCCTTGGGATACCGAAGGTTCAACCGGATCGCGAAACCCCGCTGGGGTAAGAATCGACCCAGAGACGGCTCTCAAGTCCACCGTTGTTCTTGCATGCGCTCGCGTACTCGCCGAGTCGATGGCATCTTTGCCGCTGCATCTCTATCGGTACATTCCGACCGGCGGAAAAGAAATCGCTCGCGATCATCCGCTGTACCACCGGCTTCGGATCGCCCCCAATTCTTGGCAGACGAGTTTCGAGTGGCTTGAGCAGCAGGTTCTGTGGCTCGCTCTGTGGGGCAACGCGTACAACCTCATCGTCCCCGGCAACGCCGGGTTCGCGACAGAGATCCAGCCGCTCCATCCGAGCCGCATGAAGCCGGAGCGTCTTGAGAACGGACGCATTCGTTACAAGTACCGCAACGAAAACGGCACATCGGAGACGTTCACGCAAGACCAGATCATGCACGTTCGGTGGCTCTCGGACGACGGCCTCGAAGGCATGGTTCCGGTCGAACTGGCCCGCGACGCAATCGCTCTGGCTCGTGCCTGCGAGATCCACGGCGGCCGATACTTCGGCAACGGAGCCCGCCCCGGCTTCGTGCTATCGACCGACACTGACATGAAGCCAGAGGCCGCACGGGAACTCAGGGACAACTGGGAGCGGATGCACCGTGGCCCAGACCGGGCGAACCGGACGGCGGTCCTGTTCGGCGGGCTCAAGCCAATTGAACTCGGCAGCGCGAGTATGCAGGAATCTCAGTTTCTGGAAACCAGAAGGTTCCAGATCGAGGAGGTCTGTCGGCTCTATCGCGTGCCTCCCCATCTGGTCGGCGACCTGACGCGTTCGTCGTTCTCGAATATCGAACAGCAGAGCCTCGACTTCCTTCAGCACACGCTTCTGCCGTGGTGCCGCAGGTTCGAGAACGCTTTCTCTCGCGACTTGATCGTTGACGACGAGAAGTATTTTGCCGAGTTCGACACTCGCGGAATGCTTCGCGGAGACGCAGCCGCCAGAGCGTCTTACTACCAGACCATGTGGAACCTCGGCGTCGCCAGCATCAACGAGATCCGTGGCTGGGAGAACCTGAATCCCGTGGAAGGCGGCGATACGCGATTCGTGCAGTTGAATATGCAGACGCTCTCGAACGCCGTCATGCCGCCGAAGCCAGAAGCCTCGCCGGATGCCGCTCCGGCTGAGACGCAGCCGACAGCCGAGGTGGACGGCGTGATCGCCATCGTGGCCCAGGTCAAGGACGGCTCTGTCACGCCAGAGGCGGCGCTCGCCATCATCTCGTCGGTCTATCCGACGATGCCCCAAGAGACGGCCCGCAAGATCGTCGAAGGAGCCACGAAGCAGCCAGAGCAGCCTGCCAGCCCGCAGCCGACGGAGCAGCCCGCTCCGGCCGCAGCGGAGCCGCAGCCCGCTCTGGCAGGGAGGTCCCTTTGGCAAGGTTCGCTTCGTGACGCCGAAGGCAGAAGCCTGACGATCAGCATCGACTTTGACCGCACCTTCTCAGCCGACCCGGAACTCATGGGCGACTTCGCCGCAAAGGCGAAAGAGGACGGCAATACAGTCGTGATGATCACGCGGCGTGAAGACACGCCCGAAGACCGCAGGGTCATCGAGGACACGCTCGGCCAGTACGCCGATGCGTTCGACGCCGTGATCCTCGCCGGCCCGGACACGCAGAAGGAAGCCGCCGCGAAGCAGGCTGGCATCAGCGTTGACATCTGGATCGACGACAGCCCGCAGACGATCAAGGAGTCTCGCGGGTTCTGCCCAACTGGCTCGGGTGGAGGCATCGACAACTCGTGTTCGTCCAAAGACGGCGGGGGCGGAGCAGACCTCGCTGTCGGCGACACGGTTCGTCGTCGCGACGTTCAGGTTGGGCAGACCATCTCGGTTCAGAAGTACGGTCAGAACGCCGTCCATAACGGCGTCGTCACTGACGTCAAGCACGACGGTAAGGCTACTGACATCACTCTGAAGGATTCCCAGGGTGGGGAGAAGACCATCAGGATTCGCGATCTCGCCAAGATCCGCGAGGCGAACCTCGGTGACGCTGAGGGGCAGCCCGCGACCCCGAAGACTCCGAAGGAAAAGAAAACCGGCCGTAAATTGGGCGAGGTTCCTAAGAAGCCTGAGTCCAACGGCAAGCGAGAACGCGAGCAATACAAGAAGGACGTGAAGGACTACTGTAGGGCAGCCGGAGTCAACATCCAAGAGGCGTTCTCTGTCGGCAAGCAGGGGTCATCTGTCGATGCCCTCCACGAGATCGCCCACGGAGTCAAGCGTCTTGTTGACAACGGACAGAAGCCTCCTGCCACAATCGTGCTGACGAACAGCATCAACGGCGGTCGCATGGGCAAGGTGATGGGGTACTACAGCCCTTCTGCCAGTGACACGATTCATATCAACTCCAACCTGACTCCGGGCGAGCCCGGATACTCGATCAACTCCGGCTGGGCAGCAGGGTCGGCCGCGAGCCCGCACGGCAGCATCGTGATCCACGAGACTGGTCACATGCTCCATCACTCAGCCGTTGGAAGTCAGGCATTCAGCGCATTCCCGCGACCGCCACGAGGGGGCGGATCGAACCTGACCTTCAGGGACTCCGTGGTCGCCGGTCAGGTGAGCCGGTATGCACAGACCTGCCCAGTGGAGTTCGTCGCCGAGGCTTACTCAGGCCATCTCGCAGGAAGGCGATACAGCGACGAGGTGTATACTCTCTACAATCGCTTCGGTGGGCCAAGGCTCCCCGGAGTCAGCGTGACGAAGAGCGGCAAGGTCAAACTCAAGAGGTGATTCGATGGTCATGTTCGCTGAAGGCGATTTCAACGCAGAGGAATACAACCGCGTCATGGACGCCATCTGGGGGCCGCCGCCAGAAGACGAGGTCATGCTTGTCGAGGGCGTTGACGACGACGCGATCACGCTTGTCGAGAAGCCGAAGGAAAAAAAGAAGTGAAGTACGACCACATCAACTTCCGCCCGCCATCCGGGGTCAAGGCCGAGGCGAACCGGGGTCTGGCGTGGCGGCGTGAGTTTGGTCGCGGTGGGACAGCCATCGGGATCGCCAGAGCAAGGGACTTGGGCAACGGAACTCAGATCAGCCCAGAGACTGCCCGCCGCATGAAGGCTTTCTTTGACCGGCATCAATCTGATAGAAATGCGGAGGGATGGTCGCCCGGAGAAAAGGGCTTTCCATCCAACGGTCGCATCGCTCACGCTCTCTGGGGCGGCGATGCCGGATACGCATGGTCACGCAAACTGGTGAGACAAATGGAAGCCGCCGACAATGCACGCTCAATCCGCGAGTTCCTTGAAGCCCGAGGGTTCTGCGGAACCGGGAGTGTCGTCGGCGGCGTCGGCGGCTGCGGCGGCTCTGGCGGCGGTGGCAAAGGCAAGGAAGCGAAAAGCGAGGAGACGCCCATGATTGAGTCTCGTTCTCTGTGCATCGACGACTTCAGCGAAGACGACGCTTTCCCGCTGCTCCAGATCGAGAGCCGCTGCTCAAGCGAAGGCGGCAGCGAGGAGAAGTGGCTCGTCGGCTACGCTGCCCGCTTCGGCGTGAACTCGCTCAAGATGGACGACTTCTACGAGCGGATCGACCCGAACGCTTTCAGCATCGTCACGGAGCGTCGCGGCCGGAAGTCGCCGCTTGAGACGCGGGCTCTGTTCAATCACGACCCGAACGTCGTGCTTGGCAGGTTCCCGAACACGCTGAAGATGAAGGTCGATGAGCATGGTCTTCGCTATGAGATTCTCATGCCGGAGTCCCGCTCCGACATCGTTGAACTCATCCAGCGAGGCGACATCCGTGGCTCGTCTTTCTCGTTCATCGTTTCGCCCGGCGGCGAAGACTGGAGCGTCGAAGAGGGGCGTTCGATTCGCACCGTGAAGAGCATCGCCTCTCTGGTCGATGTCGGCCCCGTGACCTACCCTGCCTACCCCGACGCGAGCGTATCCGTCGCGAAGCGTTCATACGAAGCATTCATGCGGAGTCAGAACAAGCCCCGCCGAGACTTCGTTTCCTTCGCTGGCAAGATCGCCGAACTGCAGACGTTCCTCAAGGCCCGCACGCGATGAAGTCTGGCGATCAATGCCAACGATGCGGGAAAGCCCAGATGGGGGCAGTGTCGAGCCGCGCCGCTGGTGAGTACCAGATTCGGTACCTGAAATGCCCGCGATGCGGCTGTTCTTGCCGCAGCGTAATCAGGGCCGAAAACGTCAGAAGGCGGGGCATCTGTTCTAACTAGAACAACCTATCTGGACGACATTCGCCGGACTCGGTTAGTATCCAAGCATCGCGGCAGGAAGAAGCCGCACACTCAAGTTCACTAGGAGGTTCCCGTGGCCGCTTCTCAAGTCAAGGTTCTGCTCGACGAACTCGCCAAGGTACTCGGCGAGATCGGCGCTCTCGAAGAGACGCCCCCCGCCGAAGGCGACGCCGCCGAAGGCGACATGCAGTCCAACGCGGCCGACGTCGCGTTCGAGACGGCCGAGAAGGTCGAGACCCTCCTGAAGCGAGCCGAGGATCTCAAGGCGAAGATTGCCTTCTACGAGAGGGCCGCCGAGAAGGAGAAGGAACTTCGCTCGGTGCTGGAGCGTTCGGCCCCGGCGAAGGCGATCGAGAAGCGTTCCGAGAGCAACGAGGAGTCCACCGTGGAAAAGCGTCACTTCGCAGTTCCGAAGGGTCATCGCCCCCTGAAGGCGTTTCGTGGTCCCGATGCCGAGGAGCGTGCGTATCGCTCTGGTATGCACCTGAAGGCGTACACCTTCGGTGACGCCGAGGCCCGACGGTGGTGCCAAGACCACGGCGTCGAGGCTCGCGCTCAGGCTGGCGGCACGAACAACCTCGGCGGCTACCTCGTCGATGACGTCCTGATGAACGAGATCATCCGGCTCGTCGAAGAGTACGGTGCGTTCCCGCAGTACGCTCGCCGGCTCCCGATGACCACGGACACGATGGTCGTGGCTCGTCGTGTCGGCGGCCTGACGGCCCGCCCGATCGGCGAGAACTCCGAGCCTGCCCAGAGCGACGTGACGTTCGACAACGTCGAACTTCAGGCGAAGATCTGGGGCATCCAGAACCGGATTCCCAACTCGCTGCTCGAGGACTCGGTGATCAACCTCGCCGACCTCGTGGCGGTCGAGACCGCTCAGTCGTTCGCCGAAGCGTTCGACAACGCGGCCTTCATCGGTGACGGCACGTCCGCTTACCACGGCACGACCGGCATCTGCACGAAGATCCTCAACTCGGCCCACTCTAAGTCGGTCGTGTCGTCTGCTTCGGGCAACCCGACGTTCGACACGCTCGACCTGACGGACTTCACGAACGTGATGTCCCGCCTCCCGCTGTACGCCAGCCGTAACGCCTCGTGGTACATCAGCCCCGCTGGCTACGGCTCGTCGATGCTCCGCCTCGCCATGTCGGCCGGCGGCGTCTCGACGCAGAACATCGAGGGCGGCTTCGGGAACACGTTCCTCGGCTACCCCGTGCGTCTGGTTCACTCGATGGAGTCGGGCCTGACCGGCACTGCCGGTAAGGTTCTCGCCCTCTTCGGCGATCTGGCTCAGGCTGCAACCTTCGGCGAGCGTCGGGCGGTTTCGCTCCGCACCTCGACCGAGCGGTTCATCGAGTTCGACCAGACGCTGACGTTCGCCACGACTCGCGTTGCGATGGTCGTTCACGACCTCGGCAGCACGACGGTCGCCGGCCCGGTGGTCGCTCTCGTGGCCTACGACGACTGAAGTTGACGAGGCTCTGGCGGGCCTCGTATGATGACGCCCACGGATGGGCGAGCGGGCAGGGACGCCCATCCCTACCGCTCGCCCATCTTCATTTGTGGAGGCACGATGCTCGTCAAAGTTGGTGACATGACTGCCGACGTCCGCGTTCACGCGGTCATGTCAACGCCTCGGTCTGGCTTCACGGAGAACTTCTCCGTCTGGGCTCAGGCGTTCATCCCGCTCGGGATTCCGGTCACGAACCACACCGGGGCGTTCTGGAGCCAAGGAATCCAGAAGGCGATTGAGAAAGTGATCGACGACTGCCAGTACGTCATCACGGTTGACTACGACACCTTCTTCACCAAGCGTGAC